TGGGAGGAAGGCAACGATGTGTAGAATGGTTTCGCTATTCGTTTCCACGCACATTGATTGCTTCCTTTCCCAACGGGGTATTTATCGGAGGTACTCCAGTGCAACGGGCTAAACGTTGGAACATATTGAAAGCGGAAGGAGCCATGCCCGGCATGCCCGACCTTATGATATGCATACCATCAGGTTCATACCATGCGCTGTTCATCGAGATGAAGACCGAGAAAGGGAAACTTTCAGACACGCAAAAAATCGTTCACGCACAACTCATCAACGCAGGATATTGCGTGAAAGTGTGCAGGTCATTTGAAGAATTCACACAAACAATAAAAAGCTATTTAGAGAAATGAGAGAACAAACGAAAATCAAACAAGCACGAGGCAATAAAGCCGAAAGAAGGTATTTAGAGTTTATGAATGAGTTGTATACTCTTAAACAATTCAGCAGAAGAGATATGGAAGAGAAGTATTCAATTTCACGTAGCTTGTGTACATCCTTGTATCGTAAGGATTATTTAGTAATAGTTGGAAAAAATTATAATGGTTCAAGCATTTGGAAATGGATTGGTCCTGAACCAACCATTGAATTGGCTCATAACATTATTGAAGAGCATCGCAAACAGATGAAAGAACGTAGGCGCATGAAGCGAATTGAAAAACAATCTACGCAGCTAAGCATTAAGCCTATCCGCAAAGCACCGGTATTCACACATAAGCCCATCGTACATGAAGCCGAATGCGATACAAGCAACAGCAAGATGCTATTGATACTGGCTGTTGGTGCGATGGTAGGCTTTATGATCGCCACAATTATTTGGAAGTAGAGATAGTTTGACTATCTTTGCCATGCGTACCCTATGAAAAATATTTTAAATCCCACCATTACCGCATTGCCATAAGCTATTCAGCTGAGGGTACGCCTTTGTGTGTAGTGGTGGGTATTTAGTTTTATGTATCGTGATCAAGGTAAGTTTCAATTAGACCTATACCCTAATCGTTTTAGGGATATGCAAAACCAAAATTATGTTCAGCTAAACCGACTTAAAGGAGCTATTCTGATTTCATCATTTAGAGAATCAGATGGTGAAGGCGTTTATGTGTTTATGACCGATTACGAAGCAAATCAATTATTACAATATCTTCAAAAATTACTCAATGAAGAATAACGGTTATGACCTTTCCCGGAAGTGGTTTGATTTTGCCTTTGAACATTCAGAGGTTAAGTGCCAGCACACTGCTTTGTTTATGTGGATTATTGAACTGAACAACCGCCTTGGATGGAAGGAGCATTTTGGAATACCAACGAACGCAACAATGGAAGGTTTGCACATTGGTAACAAGCGCACATACTTGGATGCACTTAGCGACTTAGCTAAATGGAATTTCATTCAAATCATAAGTGAATCTAAGAACCAGTATAGCAGCACAATAATATCAATATGCCGTAGCAAAAAAGCCACAGCATTGCACACGGCATTGGATACGGCATTGATACAGCATAGCAACGGCATTGACCACAGCATTGAACACAGCAGTGCCCCCATAGATAAACAAAGAAACCAAGAAACAAAGAAACCAAGAAACAATAGTTTGGTGTTTACACCCCCAAACGAAAATGATGTTTATAATTTTATGGGTGAGTATTCAGTTCAAAAGCACATGCAATGGACTGATGAAAAAATAAACACCGAGGCGGCAAAATTTTTTAACTACTACGAAGCCAATGGTTGGAAGCAAGGGCGCAATCCGATGAAGGATTGGAAAGCTTCAGCACGTAACTGGATGGTAAATAACTCTAAATTCGACAACTCTAATAATTCAAAAAACGTAATTCAAGATGAAAGAGCAAAACGCATTAGCGAACTTGAAGAGTTCCGCAAGCAGTACCGAAGTGCAATTGCACGAGATTTTGGCACTGAAAACATCACCAACGCTGGCTGAAATTCGCAAGAATAAAAATCAGCAAGCAACGGTAAACATTATGGTGGCAATGATGGATATGTGCCAGCAATACTTTAACCTTCAGCAACCAATGAACGCACAACAACTTGCACTCACAGCGGAGTTGATGCTTGAAGATTACTACTACCTGCGTGTGGATGAACTGCAGGTTTGTTTCCGCATGGCAATGAAGGGCGAGTTTGGCCCGGTATACAATCGAATAGATGGGCAGGTATTCTTTGAGTGGATACGCAAGTTCATGACCAAAAGACAAGCGATCAGTGAGCGCATCAATTTGGAAAAGCAGAGCAGCAACAACATCTACGAAATGTTCCAACACCCGCAGGTTGTGGATGCTATCCAACAGGCGGCGGATAAGTTGAAGATAGAAGAAGCACCGGCACGCGAAGTGAAAAGGGACAACCCGTCACAGATTGAAATAGCCTTGATGCGTGAGTACGATGCGCTGCCGCAATGGGATAATAACATTTTCTTTCGGATGTACAAAAACAAGCCTTACCAGTTCACAGAATACAGGCAGGAGCGTTATAGGGAACTAATCGAAACACCAAATGAATACTGATATGAAAAAGCAAACAGCATTACAATGGCTTTACGCCAAATTAGACCAAATGCCAACCCGTGATGAAGTGTGTGACTTAGTGTATCAATTAGAAAAAGAAGCCAAAGCAATGGAGAAGGAGCAGATTATGGATGCATTTAATTATGCACGTTATCGTTTGGGGGATTCATCAGATTACTACAACGAAACATACGGAGGTGACGAATGAAGTACGATCAACAGAAAGAAGTCGAGCTGCTACGCAAGTTGTTTGTGTTGACAGCTAAGCGAAGCATGCGCCCTGCCATGAGCGATAATATCGCAATGCGCCTTATCTTTGAAGAGTTACATTTACTAACTGACAAAGATGAATATAAGCTATGACAATAGGTGAATTGTGGGATAAGCTTGCGCAGTACCCGGATGATGTAGAAGTGTACGTTGGCTTTGTCAATGGGCATAGCATCGACCACGAATGGTTTGAAGTAGTGGAAACAACAGACTTCAACGGCAAGACCACAATCAGTTTAATGGTAGACGATATAGCAATAATACACAATTAATACAATGAGTAATTACACACACAAACCCGGCACGGGAGTGCTATTCAAAAACGACAAAAAGACTTCACCAAATCAACCCGATTGGTCAGGAGCAGGTGCTAACGAATCAGGCAAACCGATTCGCATTGCAGGTTGGACGAAAGAAGGTAAGAACGGAGTTAAGTTTATTTCATGGACGATTAGTGAAATCAAAGAAACGCCTTCAAGCGAAGAGCCACAGCGTGGTAATGATTTACCTTTCTAATGATTGAGTACCTACCGAAACAAAAAGAAGCATTGCGTGTGCTGGGTAATTCACACCCGGCACGTGTGGTGCTGTTCGGAGGTGCAGCAGGTGGAAGTAAATCGTTCATCGGATGTGCATGGCAAATAAGCCGCAGGTTCAAGTATCCTGGTACTCGTGGTCTCATAGGTCGAAGCAAATTAGATACGCTAAAAAAGACCACGCTAAAGACCTTCTTTGAGGTAGCGCACATGTTAGGCTTAGCACCTAACGAACACTACACCATCAACAATCAAACGAACGTCATTACATTCAGCAATGGCAGCGAGATAATACTGAAAGACTTGTTTGCCTATCCATCCGACCCTGAGTTTCATGCGCTGGGAGGTTTGGAGTTGACTGATGCGTACGTGGATGAAAGCGCACAAGTATCAAAGCGGGCAATTGATATACTCCAGTCCCGCATACGTTTCAAGCTTACGCAGTACGACCTTAAACCAAAGATGCTACTTACATGCAATCCATCGAAGGGTTGGTTATACAATGAGTTCTATTCACCATTCAAAGCAGATAACTTACCGCAGCACCTTGCGTTTATTCCATCATTACCTACGGACAATCCACACCTGCCTGAATCGTATCTTGAAACGCTGCGCATGTTGCCCGAAGTAGATAGGCGAAGGCTGCTCGATGGTGATTGGGAATATGATGAAAGCGTAGACAACCTTTACCAATACGATGACCTTGTACGCTGCTTCCGGGATGAAGAAAGCAAAGGTGAAAAGTACATCAGTGCGGATATTGCACGCCTTGGAAAAGACCGTAGTGTAATATGCGTATGGCATGGATTGCATTTGATGGAGATACACGAGCTGCGCAAGCAACCAATAACAACAGTTGTTTCTACCATTCGCCAGTTGTGCGATAGGCATAGCATCAAATTATCCAACGTGATCTGTGATGAAGATGGGGTAGGAGGGGGTGTGGTAGATAGCCTGAAGTGCCGAGGCTTTCTCAATGGTGGGCGTGCGAAGCAAGCAGATAGATACACCAACCAAAAGGCTGAGTGCTATTTCAAGCTTGCCGAATTAATCGAGCAGAACAAAGTAATCTTCAAAGTGAATCAGTTCCGGGATGTGATAGTGCAGGAACTGGATATGATACGCCGTAGGCAACCTGAAGCCGATGGAAAGTTGGCTGTGATAAGCAAAGAGGAAATCGCACGCATGCATGGCAAGTCGCCCGATTACGCAGATGCTATTATGATGCGCATGTACTTCGAGTTATTCCCGAACTACGGCAGCTATTCGTGGGCGTGAGGTGGTTACAATCTGTAACCGATTGAAGCTAACAAACTGATTCTCAATTACACGTTTGTTAAAATTTGTTAAAATTGCATGTTGCCTATTGCGTGGGTAAAAAGTTACACTATCTTTGACCCATCAAACAACAACAAAAACACAAAGCCATGACAAACGAACAGATTTTAGCCGAGTTTCAAAAGATTGCTCAAAACGAATTAACTCAAGCTCGTACACAATATGAGGTTAGATTAGAGCAATTATCTACTGAAACTAAAGTAAAAAGAACAGCACCAAAATGGAATTTAAATACATCGGTAATAATTACAGATGTAACTCCAGAAGGATACGGAATCTAAAAAAAAATGAGGGGTGCGGCTCATCAACGCACATTAACTTTTAAAAATCAAAATTATGAAAGCAAGCAGAATCATTAAATACATCGTGTACACCGCAATCGTTTTAGCAATTCTTAACTATTGTCAAGAGTTAAATGATTGCCTTATGCGCTATTAATTTGTATCTTTCAATCCTAAATCAATAACAACATGAACAGTTTTCACAAAGACAATTTAGAAGCATTGCAGAAGTTTCAGCAAATGCTCAACGCAGCACCTGATAAGGACGGCATCGAAAAAACACCCGATGGTAAAGCAGTCACGCTGGTAGTTAGTCACGTAGAAACCACCTTAGACGAAATGTTTTTCGGGCATTGGCGCACTGAAAATTTCAAGTGGGAACGTATGGCTAACGAGGTAGTGGGTAGCCTTGACCTTGTGGTGATACATCCCATCACTGGATATGAATTAAGGCGTACAGGGGCGGCATCTGTCATCATTATGGTAGACAAAGTACCCAGTGCATTAGCAGCCGACCCTGTTGAACGCAATAGATGGGCATTGAACGCAGAT